CAACTGGTGCGGGTAAGAGAAAGGTGACAAGGCGGCGGCCCTGTAAATCATTGAGGAAAAGTAACCTCGTGGTTAATGGGCTAGCCGATGCATTGTCCCAGCTCCAGGGGCATGTGGATGCCCTGGATAGCAAACTTCAGGAGACGCCGGCTGAAAAGACGACTCAAGAAGCAGCTCCGGTGAGGGAGGAACCCATAGTGGTTGTGCCCAAGCCCGTGAAGGACGACTTGTTAGACAAGTTGGGGGCAAGGTGTGAATTGCACTTTGCCACTGACACGAGTGACAAGTCTGTGAACCGTGCTCTCGTCCGTATGCCAATTTGGTTGGAACGGGATGGGATCGAGTTGCCGGATACTCGGTCTAAAATGAGAGCCGTGATAAGATATATCCGCGGGTTCCGCTCAGAACCCCAGACGACCACGGTCATTTACCAGCGTAACTGGTTACGTACCGTGTTGTACCTGGGTATTTTGTGGACCTGCTGGTTTCTCTTACCATGGGAGATGCTGGATCTCTGGTTCCAAGTCCTTTGTTGGTTAATGGGGTGGGATGAACACACGCTGACGTGGCGTCGTGTGACCGCCCTAATTGTTGCGGTTGATAGCCTGTGTGTGTGGTTGCCGGTTTTTTACGAGATTAAGACCGTCAAAAAATTTGGTGGCGGTTTGTTGGTTCACGCTTGTGAAACTCTGGAGGACTACTGCACTGGCTATTTGACGGGTTCACGTCATCTAGTTAAAAATGCTTTGCGCTCGTTGGGTGCTGAGCTTAATAACTGGATAACTTTGCCATCTTGGTGTTCATTTGCCAAGTGTTATCCTACTGAATTCAAAGTGGGATACACTATAGCAAAGGATGACATATGGTGTGCCAGAACTTGTGTGCACAATGATTTAAAAAGCTTGTGTACACGACAACTGTTACCACCGTTGTCTGATCCCAGACAGAGGAAGGCTATGTGGGATTCAGCAGCTCAGATGCTGAAAAACATTTTGCCCCCTGTTAAAGATGGCTTCGTTCGCGAAACGGAGGAAATGGTTAACACCTTCATTGAGCGATACCCGGAAAGCCGTAAGAAAATGGTGTTGAAGGCTTGTAATGAATTGGATGAGGCCTTCCATGTCATTAATCCCTGCACGAAGGCGTTCACTAAACGCGAATGGAACGTGTACAAGGCTCCCGAGAAGAGGGACCCTCGTTGCATTTCAGGGAAAGAGGACACCTATTTGGCCGCAACTGGGCCGTTGTATTACGCTTTTCAGAAGAAAATGTGTGAAACATACTGGCCAGATGTGGACACTGCTCTTAAGCAGAAGGTGATTTATACTGGTGGCATGACAGCCGATCAAATTGGAGAAATCATTCATCGCTATGAAGTGGCCGGTTGGCACTTCTACGAGGGAGATTATTCCCGGTATGACGGCCACACCGAAGAGGAGGCAATTAGTGCCGAGATGGAATACTATCCGTTTCACAATGAGTACAAGGCTTTATTGCGCATGCAACAGCGTACTCGTGGTAGAACGGTCAACGGCATTAAGTTTGGACATAGGGGAAAGCGGTCATCTGGTGTTATCAATACCTCTTTTGGTAATACCATAGCGGGTTTCATGATCGCCGTATCCTTTTTTGAAAGTCATGGTATAACGGATTATGTCATCATCCAATTGGGTGATGACAACGTGCTAGCTACACGTCATCCGATCAATCTGCCAGCCTTAGTTGCCTGGGCAAAGCAGATGGGCCACAAGCTCGAAATCAAGCATGTAGCAGATGTTGACTTTTTGGAGTACTGTAGCATGAGATTTTGGGATGTTGGTAATACTAGGGTGTTGGGACCCAAGCCAGGACGCATACTGGCTAAGACTTTCGTATCCACAGACCCCACGATGAAGAAGGACCAAGTGGCTGATTACGTGTTACAAATAGCCAAGGGGTTCCAATTCTATCAGTTTGTTCCCATACTAGGCGACTTTTGTCGTGGAGTGTTGGAGAATGTAGTGTCAGATAAGAAGTACAAAATGTCTTTCCGATGCTACGATTGGGTTAAGCTGCGTGAAGATGTTGATGTCGATCCTATGTCTGTGCATCAACAATTCATGAAGATCTACGGTTTTCCATCCGGGTCTTTGACCGACTTGTTGGACGTTTTTGATTATCAAGTTGGGGCAGCATTGGAACACCCACTCCTTTACCACCTGGCAAAGGTTGATGGGGTTTTGTGACCACCACATGTGTGGTGTGAGACCAGGACAAGTCTATAAACTGTCTTTGAGACCTGGACAGGTCTTTAAACTGTCTCGACCTGTGGATGGTCGTTAAACACCAATCCTGGCGGATTTGTACTCTGCTGGGGTCCCAACCAAAGGAACGGTTGGGGCAAAGGATCTACACGCAATAATAATAAGAATAAGAACGTTAATTTGCCTCTTAACCAACTGGTGCCACTGCTCCTGCGACAGTCGGCACAGACGGGCCCATCGGCAAACACACGTAAGAATAGAAAGAGACGACAGCGGCGACGAGCTCGAAGTCGGATGCTGACGTCTCCAGGGCCCCAAAACAAATTCCAGGATGATTTTTGTACTCAGTACTTGTTTAGTAAGGTGAACCCGTTTGCTGCTGAGGCGACGGGGGTTAGAGCCCCAGATCAATTCAGTTATCCGACGGGTACTGGAGTGTTGAGGAATGCTTTAACTGCCACCTCAACTGGGAGTGGTTATGTGGTAAGTGCCGCATTGCCGTTCCCATTTGCGTATTTGTTCAATCCTGCGTCAATCACAGGTGGAACTGTGACGTGGTCAGGTGGGAGCACCGTGGCAACATCACAGGCCAACACTTTGACCAATGTGGCATCTGTGGCACGTGTTGTGTCGTGGGGAATCAGGATTTCTCCTGAGCCTTCATTTTCCAACATTTCTGGACATCTTTGGGTTGTTCATGTGCCCATTAATGAATCACAGAGTACCTGGCCCGTTTATGACTGGCCAACCACCGAAGCGGGATTTGCTTCCATGCCTATGGCCGAGAAATGGTCGTTGACTGAGATTGCTCAGAAACCTTTACTTGTTTCTGGGAGATCCTTTGATGATGGCATCTATCGGTTCAGAGATGTGAATGAACCGGCAGCTGCCTTGGGCAATAACTCACTTGAAAATACCCGAGGGTGGTGTGGTATTGGGATTTATGCCACTGGGTTGGCTAATACAACTGCAGTATTGAATATAGAGCATATCATGCATATCGAGTACATACAGGATGGAAGCACTCTGTATGATTTTGTGGATACCCGGCCCGGACATTATTCTGCGGATGAAATGTCGAAGGCCGTTGATTTGCAAAATGGCATGCCGGTAGCTTACCTTGAAGAAGCGGTAACTACTGTTGAACGATCCGCGAATTTTATCTCAGGAGCTATCAATCGTGGTCTCAGTCTCGCAACCGCCGGGGCTAGGATGGCCACTACAGTCGGACGTCTTTACAACGCTGTTACAGGTTGGAATCGACCAGCGCGGGCGTTGCCGTGGGTCGAAGAAGTCGATTAATTGGATAGTGGGTGTAAACATGAAATTGGGAAAAATCCTCTCCCATACACCAAATGTTTTGAGGGC